CTGGAGCTGTTCAATAGCGAGGTCAATCGCCTGGCCGATGAGTCCATCCATGGCTATAACCGCAACGTGTTGCGCGTGCAGATCGAGGACTGATCATGCTCGCCAAGGATGTGATCGAGCGCGCGCGGATCATCCTGCAAGACGCGGGCTCTGACTACTGGGAACACACCGAACTGCCAAAGTGGCTCACCGACGGGCGCATGGAGGCCTACAACCTGCGCCCGGATCTGTACCAGAAAACCGAAGTCGTCACGCTCGATGAGGGCTATGCGCAGGAGCTGCCAAACGGTTCGCGAAAGCTCTTTGAGGTCATCCGCAACGAGTCGCACCCAGACAAGCGACGCATCACGCTGGTGGACGATGATACGCTGTCTCGCCATCGGCCGAACTGGCGCAGCGAAGACCCGGCCGATGAGATCATCCACTACCTGTACACGGAAGCCAGGGCGGGAGTCTACGAGGTCTATCCGCCGGCCAATGACGACCCGGTCACCATAGAGATCTGCTACGCGAAGATCCCCGAGGATATCGCCACGTACAACAGCGATACGCAGCTCAAGGAAGAGGGCGAGTACGCCCAGGCGCTGGTGGACTACATCCTGTATCGCGCGTTCCTGAAGGAATCCGACACGGTGCCCGTTTCATTTCAGCGCGCCGCCCAGCACTATGCCGCCTTCAGAGCGGCACTGACCGGGCAACTGATCGCTCAAGAGGGGTGACATGGCGCTCACGCAAATATCACGCATCGCCTCGACCACGGGCGACACCTGGCAAACCATCATCACCGGGCCGGCAAACGTGACATCCCTCACGATGTCGGCGCGCTCGCTTGGGGAAACCCGGGTCGCTGTGGCCCTGAAAAAGGACGATCCGCCTGGCATTGCCTACATTGTCCCCGGAGACGCCCTGCGCGAGGGGGCGTCTGCCAGGCTGCGCCTGCCCTCGATCGTGCTCGAGGAGAACGATGAGTTGCAGGTGCGCTCATCGGGGCTGGTGGATTGGATCGCTTCCGCCGTAACCATAATATCCTGAGGATTGCCATGTTCGACTACCATCAATACGCACCCGGCCCGGAATCGCCTGCGGACAATGCGTTTGAGATCACAATCGATGCCGATCTGCCCGTCATCACGCGGGCCGTGTACGTCGGCTCCAAGGGCGACCTGGCCGTGCGGATGAAAAGCGGCGACGAGGTGACGCTCAAGAACGTCCCGGCCGGCACCTTGCTGCCCATTCGCGTCGTGAAAGTGCTGGTGGCCAGCACCGCATCCTCATTGGTGGGGCTGTACTGATGATTGGCGTGAATATGGGCATCCTGGGGCTCATATCGACCCTCGCCCGGTATCCCTTCGACGGGGAGAGCGACTGGGATTTTGCCATCGCCACCGAAACGCCCCCCGAGGTCACGCCCAATGTGTCGATTGTGGACGAGTTCTGGCCCACGCAGCGCGTGCATCAGGTCACGTCGCTGGCGACCCTTCTGCCTGCGGCCGGCACGCTCTTTGTCGAACTGGAAAGCGATCTACCGTATCCGGTCATCAAACTGGCCGGAGATATGTGCAGCGTTGACATCGGCGGCACCTATATCCGGTCACGTGGCTTTCTCGACGATGTCGTGGTGGGCGGAGCCCCCGGGCGCAACAAGTTCGTCTTCAGCTACTCGGGCAGCACGGCCAGGCTCGTTGGGGCCGGCAGCTACGTGCAGACCGCCTTCGAGCGGTCCCTTATCACCAAGATGCTGATCTACCCGGGCGCGAAGATCTACCGCATCAAGTTCATCCCCCAGTACTTCAGCGAGCAGGAAGCCATCGACCTGGTGGGCCAGGCCGACCTGTACCCGGCAGGCCTGGCCATCACGGACGATACCGGCCAGTACCTCACCGATGACCTCGGCAACCAACTCATCACGGGCTAATCACCATGACTGACATCACCACACAAGACCTTCCCGACGCACAGCCCCTGGCAGGCTCCGAAACCGTTGTAGGCAACCAATCCGGCAACACGGTCAAGATCCCGCTCACCATCATCACCAAAGACTCTCTGCGCGCTTCAGTCGAAGCCGCATCAGGCGGCCGGCAGACGGTGCTCTATACAGCCAAGGGCCAGCCGTCCTATATGTACATCTTCCCCAGGTTCAATTTGGAAGACCTCAACATGGACCTGGGCACAGGACCGCACCCGATGTTTGTTGTGGACGGTGACGTCAAACGCGAGCGCTTCATCGGCGTCTATCAAGGCAAGTACGTCGACGGCGAGTTCCTGTCTCTGCCTGGCGTTGACCCCACCGTATCCCAGAATTTCGACACGAACGTCTCACGCGCCCGCGCCAACGGACCGGGTTGGGGCATTATGACCAATGCCGACTGGGCCGGGATCGCGCTGTGGTGCAAGAAAAACGGGTTCCTTCCGCGTGGCAACAACAACTACGGACGCGACGTTGATAAGAAGTGGGAAACTGGTCGGCGCCAGGACATGCGAGCGCCTGGCGACTCAACCGGCGGCCCTGCTGCGCGCACGCTCACGGGATCCGGCCCCGCGTCTTGGCACCACGACAATACGATGTCGGGAATCAGTGACCTGAACGGCAACATCTGGGAATGGGCGCCTGGTGTGCGCCTGTGTGCTGGGGAATTCCAGGTCATCAAGGACAACGACGCTGCGATGAGTGCAGCGGATTTTGGGCCAACCTCCGCGCAGTGGATGGCGATCGACGGCTCCGATGGCAGCCTGGTTGTGCCTACCTTTACTGGGTCCATTGCCGGTGCGGACTACGCGCCCACCACGCTGAATTCGGTGCGCATCGCTGGATCGGGCACGGCCGATTACACCCTGGTGCGTGGGAGCAATCAGTCATTTGAGGGCATCACGAACCCTGGCGGAACTCCGGTGGGCGCAAACGCCCTCAAAGTCCTGAAGAAGCTAGGCCTGTTCCCTGCAGGTACCGAGCTTGGTGGAGACAATCTTTGGTACGCGCTCGATCCCGAACATATCCTCTGTCGTGGCGGCGATTGGACCGGCGGTGTCCCGTGTGGGATTTTCGCCATGCGCATGAACCACCAACGCCTGAACATCAGCCAATACTTCGGGTCACGCCCCGCCTTCGTGCTCTGAAATCTGGAGGAAATTATGGACGACCAGATCACCTACGAAGTCTGGAGCAACGAAGACACCGCCAGGATGCGCCGCAGGGCCTATGCAGATCCGGACACCGGATCGGACCTTCACTTCACGAAAGCCGCCCGCCTTCGCGCCGCTGGCGACACCGAAGGTGCGGATGCCGCAGAAGCCCTGGGCCTGGCCCGGGCAGCTGAGATTAAGGACTCGTATCCGTACCGGTTCCCGATCGAGCCGGGCGACGAGTAGTCGCGATTAGGGATCGCCGCCTTCGGGCGGCTTTTTTGTGTCTGCCCGCCGGGCAAAGGAACGAGCCAGATGAAAATCAGTGACGTGGCGACCGAGGCCGCCGGAATATCCGTGTCGAACAAGGTCGTGGCCGGTGGCGCAACGACGGGGCTATTTGGCTGGCTGACTCAGATCAACTGGATCGGGGCCATCGGGGCCTTGGTCGCCATTGTGGGTCTGGCGGCCAACATCTATTTCCAGATCCGGCGCGACCGGCGCGAAACCCGCGAGAGTGCGGCACGCATGGAAGCGCTCAAAGAAAAGTGCGACCTATGATCCCGCAAACACTCAGAAGCCGGTTGGCCCTGCAGGCAGGCGCGGGTGTCCTGGTCGCCACAGTAGCAGTGGTGGGCTACTTCGAGGGCCGCTCGCTTGTTGCCTATCTGGATCCAGTGGCGATACCGACGATCTGCGACGGCTACACGCATGGCGTGCGTATGGGCGACGTGGCCACGCCCGCGCAATGCGACGCACTCACCCAGAAAGAAGTCAGCCGCGCCCTGGCCGTGGTTGATGGATCCGTGCCCAAGCCTTTGCCTGACGGCGTGCGCGTGGCGCTCACGAGCTTTGTCTACAACGTGGGGGCCGGAGCATACAGCAAGTCAACGCTGCTGCGCAGGCTGCGCGCCGGCAACATCGAGGGCGCCTGCCGACAACTGACCCGATGGGTATACGCCGGCGGCCGGGTGCTCAAGGGTCTTGTAATTCGACGCGAGGCCGAAATGGAAATCTGTCTATCTGGAGTCCCAAAATGATCTACGCAATCGCTGTCTTCATCGCCCTTCAAATCGTTGACGTCTGGCTCACGCTCGAGGTCATCAAGCGGGGCGGCAAGGAGCTCAACCCGGTCGTGGCCTGGATCATGAGCAAGACGGGCAACGAGGCCGGACTCATCGTGACAAAGCTCGTGTACGTGGGTGTCGTGTTCTTGGCCGTGCCGTGGCTGACCGTCGAGGTTCTGTGGTTTATTTGCGCGGCTTATGCGGGTCTGGCGGCCTGGAACGCCCTGCAGCTGAGGAAGTGATGCTCGAGTGGAAGGGCTACGCATTGGCTGGCGGCGGCGTAGCGGCCCTGGCTGCCGCCGTGGTGCTGGCCTGGAGCTTGCACGGGTCCGCACGCTACAGGGCCGGGTACGCTCAGGCCCAGATCGATGCCGCGATCGCTGCGGCTGCCTTGACGCAGGAGATGCAAAATGAACGTGATCGGGCCGATGCCCAGTATCGAGGAGCGGTCCTGGCTCGTGAGGCTGCGCAGCGCGATCTTGTGTCTGTGCGTGCTCGTCTTGACCGGGTGCTGCTCACCCATGGCCGCAATGCCAAAGATCCCGACACCAGCCGCCGATCTGATGATCCCGGCGCCGACTGGATCGGAGGTTTCGGCGCGTGCTACGCAGAATATGCAGACCTGGCTGGAGATGCTGCAGGATGGGCCGATCGACTGAACGGGCTGCAGGGCTACGTGCGGGCGATCCTGCCTGAGGGCGCGAAATGAGAATTGCCCTCAAGTCCTTTCTCGGCATCCAGCCCAGGCTGCGCGCTCACCTGCTGCCAGAAAATGGTGCCACCGAGGCCAAGGACCTGGTGCTCAGTCGCGGCAGCATCGAACCGCTCAAGGCGCCCGCCTATGTGCTGGACCTGGCAAAGACTGGGCCCATCAAGTCCATCTATCGCTTCGGCAAGGATATCGACAGCGATACCGTGCATTGGTTTCACTGGGCGGCCGATGCCGATGTCACGCGCGGGCCTATCCCTGACGACAGGATGG